GCGTATGGGGTATGAAACCCTACGACGAAACTCAGTGCCAGCTAAAGAATCTTGAAGTAAGATACAAGCAGTTCATGAGTGAAGAAGCAATGCTTTCTGACTTTATTAATTATTGGTCTGACCCCGAAAACACACCGGACTTAATTACGGGTTGGAACACAGAGTTCTTTGATGTTCCTTACCTACTTGCTCGAGTAGAGCACTTGCTTGGAACTACAATGATGAAAAAGTTTTCGCCTTGGAATAATGTTTGGCACCGCAACGTAACAATGTTTGGTCGTGAACAGCGAGTAACTAACATCGATGGTATACCAAACTTAGATTACATGGGCTTATTTAAAAAGTTTGCTTACTCGTATGGTAACCAAGAGTCTTATCGACTTGACCATATTGCTTCTGTAGTACTTGGAGAAAGAAAACTTGATTACTCTGAAGCTGGTTCATTGCGGAATCTTTATGAAGTTGACTTTCAGAAGTACATCGATTATAATATAAAGGACGTAGAATTGATTGAACGCTTTGAAGAAAAGCTCGGTCTTATTACGCTAGTAATGACAACTGCATATATCGGTGGAGTAAATTACACTGATACTCTTGGCACTACTGCGATATGGGATTCAATCATTTACCGACGCCTTATGCGAAAAAGAACAGTACCTAGACTTCGACAATTGCCGCCAACTAATTATACTCCGTATGGTGCAAAGGTTGGCTCTCTTACATATAATGGTAGACCCGGTGATCGAAACACAAATAAAGCTGCAGCGATTGCAGGTGGTTACGTGAAAGAAGTTAAAGAGGGCATGAGTGATTGGGTGATGAGTTTTGATTTGAACTCACTGTACCCTAATATTATTATTCAAAACAATATGTCAGCCGAGACACTCGTGCCCCATTCTTTTCTACCAAATGTTTTTCCTAATCGCATTCTTGCAGAAAATTCATTTCCATCGGATATCGATTTATGTCGAGCAGCCAATGGTTCTGTGTATAGAAAAGATATTAAAGGAATTGTACCTGAACTAGTCGAAGAACTTTATTCTAAACGTGTCGAAGTTAAAAAGAAAATGATTGAAGGCCAACAAGCTCTTCAGCTTGATAAAGATAACAAAGCATTAATCCGCGATGTATCACGAAATGAAACAATGCAAATGGCCGTAAAGATTTTGCTAAACTCTCTTTATGGTGCAATGGCGAATAAGTACTTTAGATACTATGACCCACAAGTTGCAGAGGGTATAACGCTAACTGGCCAAACAGTTATTCAATGGGCAGAGAAAGCAGTAAACCAAAAGATATCTGAGTTCTTGCAAGAAGAAATTATTCAAGACAGAGTAATCGCGATTGATACTGATTCTGTTTATATTACTGCAGCCGACGTCATTGAAAAATTTAAACCGAAAGACCCTGTACATTTTTTAGATGAGTTTGGTGAAAAGGTTATTGAACCTGCATTGTCAAAAGCTTTTGACGAATACGCTAGAATTTCTAACGCTTATGATAACCGAATGGTTATGGCTCGTGAAGCAATTGCTGATCGTGGTATATGGACTGCAAAGAAACGCTACATACTCAATGTGCATAACAATGAGGGTGTTCAGTATTCAGAACCTAAGATAAAAATGATGGGTATCGAAGCAATCAAATCTTCAACGCCTGAAGTGTGTCGAGATGCTATGAAAGAGATGTTTAAGACAATACTTACGGGTAGTGAGAAGAAAACCCGCGAGGCTATAGAGTTATTTAAAAAACATTTTAAAACGTTAAGACCCGAGCAAATTGCTTTTCCTCGTAGTGTATCAGAAGTTAAAGCGTATTCTAACAGAGATATGATTTACAGAAAGGGTACTCCAATTAATTCACGTGCCGCGATTCTCTATAATCACTATGTTAAAAAGCACAAACTTGAAAACGAGTACGAGATGATTTACAACGGAGATAAGATTAAGTTTTTATATTTAAAAGTTCCTAACGCAATAAACGAAAATGTTTTTGGCTTTAAGGATACTTGGCCAGAAAAACTTGACTACGATAGATACATTGATTATGATATGCAATTCACTAAAACTTTTATGGAACCCTTACAAATTATATTAGGAAGTTTGGGTTGGACGGCAGAGGCTACATTATTTAAAGATGATAAACCTCTTAAAAAGAAAAAGATAAAAAAAGAAGTATATGTCGCAGATACTGCAACATTGTTTTGACAATAATAAAAAATAGTATATAGTAACTAATATGAGTAATAATTGGGTAAAAGATATTGCAGAGATGCATACAAAATATGGAACAAACAAAGCAGTTCGTTCTATGGGCAAAAGTGATCTAAGAAGCTTTTTACATTTTCGTGTTAATTTTTTACAAGAAGAATTAGATGAACTTAAAAAAGCTACACACCGTGGAATCCCTGTTGACCAACCAGAAGTGGTTGATGCACTAATCGATTTGTGTGTTGTTGCGATTGGAACGTTAGACGCTTTTGATGTGGACGCTTATAAAGCTTGGGACATAGTACATGAAGCAAATATGAGCAAAGAAGTTGGTATAAAAGAAAGTCGGCCAAATCCACTCGGGTTACCTGACTTAATTAAACCAGAAGGTTGGGTCTCGCCTGATCACAAAGATAATACTGGTTTATTACCATAATGATAAGTCTTACTCTATTCAAGTCAATATTTGATAACAAAACTCATCGTGCGATGAAGTTTGATTCATTGGAATCGTTTGAAAAATTGCTTTATGATCTGAGTAAGCAACCTGGTTATAAGCCGAAAAAAGGTGAGTTCAAAGACGGCTCACCACTTATTAGTCCAGCGTCATTCCAACAAGAAACTACTCGAGCAAATCGTAATGTAGTGAGTTGGAATGGTTGGGCTGCACTTGATGTTGATGATTACGAAAAATCATTTGAGGAAACACTCGAAACATTTAAAACTAATTATTTCATTTGTTATTCATCGGCATCTTCTACGAAAGAAAAACCAAAGTTTAGAATTGTTTTACCGTTCGAAGGTAAAGTTGAAAGCGATAAGATTAGACATTTCTGGTATGCGTTAAACCATCAATTTGGTTCTGTTGGAGATGCTCAAACAAAAGACTTGAGCCGTATGTACTACGTACCTGCTCAATATCCTAATGCTTATAACTTTATCTTTACACATAAAGCACCTTTATTGGACACAGATGAATTAATGGAAAAGCATCCGTACACTGATTCTTTTCGAAATCGCTTTGAAGATAAAATGCCAGATCACGTACGTGAAAAGATTGCTGAATATAGAAAAGAACAACTTACTAAAACTGACGTTCATTGGTCAACTTATCACGACTGCCCATTCGTAAATCAACAGCTCGTAATTGAGTATCGAACTATTAGCAGTTCTGGTTGGTATCATAAGATGTATCAAATAATGGTGAGTATTGCAGCAAAAGCAATTAAGTCACAATATCCGAT